ATGCCAGCAATTACATCAGCGAATGTAGCAAGTGCGATTGTTAAGTTAGTAGCGGTCGACGCGTTGCCCGCCCTCATGAGTAACTTAGTGATGGGTAACTTAGTCAATCGGGACTACGAACCGACGTTAGCCCACGCCGGGGATACGGTGAACGTGCCGATTCCCCCGACTTTAGTCGCGAATAACATCGCGGAGGGTGGGAGCGTCCAGACTCAGAATCCGAACCTGGGGAATGCGCAAATCGTGCTGAACACGCACGCGGAGGCGACGTTCCAGATTCCGGACGTCACGAAGGTGTTGGCTGTGCCGGACCTTCTCAGGTTGTACATGCAGCCGGCTGTGGTTGCGATCGCAGAACGAATTGAGACGGACACACTAAGTCTTTATTCGCAACTTACCGCCAATACTCCAATCGGAACGGCGGGGACAGCTCTGACGGAAGCGTCTATCGACTCTGCGGAGACCGTCCTGTTCCAGGCGAAAGTACCCGCCGCAGCCTCGAAGTACCTGGTTGTCGATCCAGGAACGTACTCGGCATTGAGACAGATTCCGCGGTTCAGCGAGTATTACACAGCCGGTGAGGCGGGCCTGCGTGCGCTGGTCGATGGAGCGGTCGGCAAGATCAAAGACTTCTTTGTCTTCCGGTCGCAGTTAGTGCAAAAAACCGGCAGCGGACCAGTCACTACACACAACGTGGCCTTTGCAAGGGATGCGATCGGTCTCGTAATTAGGAGACTTCCCCAGCCGCTGCCAGGGACCGGGGCGATCGCGGAGTACGCGGAGATGGGCAATTTCGGAATCCGGGTGGTGATGAGTTACCAACCTAATACACTGGCCCAGCAATTTACGGTGGATGTTCTTTATGGGACCGCGGTTCTCCGCAACAGTTTTGCAGTTCAGGTAAATAGCTAGGACGACTGGGCACGAATGGGCGCAATCGCGTCCATTCGATGTCTCAAAGGAGAAGCATGGATCTGAGGATGTTCTACCAAAAGCTACGAAAGTTAGAGCAAGAAATCACCGATCCGCATGTCGTGGTGGTAAGCCAGGAGACGCCGGACGGGGGAAAACCTGGCCAAAAGGCCGAGGTTTCTCGCACAAATGCAGCAAGGTTGATCTTGGAGGGGAGGGCCCGCTTGGCTAGCGCCGAGGAGACGGGTGAATATCGCAAGACAATCGAGCAAGCGTTGCAAGACGCGCAGCAGCGCGCAATATCTGAACGGGTGCAGGTAAACGTGATCTCGGACGCTGACCTTCGCGCGATCAAAAATGCGGCCCGGCCGGAAAAGCGTTAGGAGGCGGTGCGCGGCATGGCCTTATTCACGGATAGAGCGATCAACGAAACAATCGATCTGCAGAACTACGAGAATCGCATTCTCGATGTCGCCAGTACAGAAGGGATTGATTTGGCCGGCAAGATCGCGGTTGCTCAAGACGAAATAGCGAACGAGCTGATGATGTTCTTGTTGAAACGCTTGCCGCTCGTGGAATCGCAATGGCTCCCTCAACCCGTCAAAAGACAGCAGATCGGAGTAAGCGACGTAGCCGTGACTGGGCCATTGCGACAATGGCACGTCTATAAGACGTTAGCGTCAGTATACCGGGACGCCTACAACAATCAACTTAACGACCAGTATCAGGGTAAGTGGAATGAGTACGAGGTTCTGGCTAAGACGAGCTCCAAGAATTATTTGCGAATCGGTGTCGGCCTAGTCGCAGGCCCAATAACCAAAGCGAGCCTCCCCGTTTTGACCACGATCTCAGGGAGCGGAGTGGCGTCAACCTACTACGCGGCAGCAACGTGGGTCGATCAAGCCGGTCAGGAGGGTTGCGCAAGTGACGTCGCTCAGATCACAACAGCGACTGGGCAGCAACTGGCGATCGCAGTGGTGAAACCACCGGCTAACGCAGCGGGGTGGAATGTGTACGTGGGGCAAGCGCCGAACGCGATTAGCCTTCAGAACAGCACGCCGATCGCCCTGGAAAACAGTTGGACAATGGCAGGGGCGCTCACAGCAGGGGGCGCAGCCAGCTGGTGGCCAGCAGCCGACTTGGTATGTGGTGGATCACCATGCCATCGAGAGAGGCTAACGAATGCCTCTCATAGCATCGATGACCACTAACAAACTGATGGGAATTCTCACCGGCAGTGAAGGCGTGCCCGCGGCAGTGGCCGCACTATCCCAAGCCCAGAATTTATCGTTGGCTGCGATGTCAGCGGCGCAGATCATCGCTCAGAACGTCGCGCCGGATCTTTCCGAGCGCAGCACCGTGAGCAGCTATCCTCTGATTTACGTCTACTGCAGCAAGGTGGTCAACCAGCTTCGCGAGAAATTCCGCACTTTCTCAGGGGATGCAGAGATGGTGATTGAGACGCGAATATCACAGGACCGACTGGACGATTTGCAAACAAACCTGCACTCATATGTTGACGCGGTTACCCAGGTTTTGGACGGCAATCGCGGCGATTGGGGAGACGGGGTCTTTTATGCCGGGGGATACGAAATCACCTATGGCGGCGTCAAGCATGGCGGGCGCAATTTTCTACAGCTCGGCAAAGTATCATTTGTTACCCAGATAAGTACCGACTAACCGAAAAATGCGAAGCGCGAGGCTGTAGGAATCAATATGTCATATATTTTATCGAACAACAACCGTTACTACGTGGCTCTTGAGGCGAGTTATGGCAACGCCGCGGCCGTGTCGGCGGTGAATCGGATACCGGCCGTAAAGTTGACCGCCAAGCAGCGGCCGGAGAAAGTTCAGCGCAAGGACAAGACGGGCTCGAGAACCTTTGTCGGCAATCCGAGCGGACTGCGAAAGCAGACCAGCTTTCAGCTCACGACGTACATGACGAACTGGGCCGACCAGACGACGGCGCCCACGCACGGGCCGCTCTTTCAGGCATGTCTCGGGAGTGCAGCAATGCTATTCGCCGGTGGTACGGTGGCTTCGATCCCCGATCCTTCGAAGGTTGCGTTTGCCGCGCCGCACGGATTAACGCCGGGCCAAGCTATTACGAGCAACGGAGAGATGCGGTTCGTCTCCGCTATCGTAGATGATCACACGGTTCAATTGAACGCGCCTTTCACGATCACTCCGGCCGTAAGTTCGGCCATCGGACCAACTGCGGTTTACAAGCCCGCGGCGAATTTGGCTAGTGTCACCTTGTTCGATTATTGGAGCCCGGGTACCTCCGTGCAAAGGATACTCGCCGGGGGGGCGTTGGATCAGCTCACGGTAAGGGTCAACGGAGATTTTCACGAGTTTGATTTTTCCGGGCAAGCGCAAGACGTGGTGGACAGCTCCAGTTTCCAAAACGGCCAGTGCGGCCTGAGTACGTTCCCTACGGAACCTTCGGTCGGCGGTATCAACTATTCGATCATTCCGGGACATCTCGGACAAGTGTGGTTAGGAAACGTACCGAACCGATTCTTTACTTTGACGAAGGCACAAATCGGATTTCAAAACAATCTGGAACTTCGTGCCCGGGAATTTGGCGCCAGCCTGCCGCTTGCAATTTCGCCCGGGCAACGTACGGTGACGCTGGACTTCAGCTTATACCAAAAGGATGACGCCGGCACGCAGGCACTTTATCAAGCGGCCCGTCAGATCTCACCTATCAACGTCATGCTCCAACTCGGGCAGCAAGCAGGGCAGTTGTTCGGCATTTATATGAAGAGCGTGATTCCTCAGGTGCCCGAATTTGACGATACCGATCAACGGCAACAATGGCAATTCCAAACGTGCCGCGCGCAAGGGAGTGTAGATGATGAGATTTTCGTCGCGTTCGGGTAGTAAGAAGCAAGGAGGAGGCCAAGCTGCAAAAGCGGGGACACCGGTGTCGTACGAGAGCGCGTTGACGATCGAATCGAAGGTCATGCCGGGGGTTAAGTTCGTAGTCAATCGGATTTCGTTCGGCCGCCGAATGGAGCTGAGCCGACGAGTCCGTGAGATAGCTCAGAAAGTAGAATTTCTCGAAGCCGGCAACGAAATGGATGAAAAGATCGAGGCTGGCATCTTGGCCCAACAAGTGGACGCTATGTATCTGCGCTGGGCGTTAGTGGCCGTGGAAGGCTTGCAGATCGACGGGGAACCTGCGACGGCCGAGCACTTGCTCGAGCGGGGACCCGACGATTTGGCGCGGGAGATCGTGGGGGCCATCAAAGAGCAGTGTGGATTGAGCGAAGCTGAACGAAAAAACTAATCGTCGCATTCCATTTTCAGTTCGCGAACCAAGCCGCGTGGAAATGCGAGACATGCCGGTCGAGCGGCTTGGAGGGAAAACGGCGCTGTGGATGGATTGTTAAATCGCCCTCCGAACCGCCATCGATCGTGTGGGCGCGAAAAACGGTTGGCGTTACGAGTTGTCCGACGTCTTTCATAACTCCAGACAGCATTGCACTGTTGGAAGAGTTTCACGCCTGGAAGTTATTTGGAACGGCAGAGTGGCGCGAGTTGCCGGCGCGCCTGGTGGAAGCGTTCTTTGTTTTGGAAAACGAGCTGAGATCAGAGAGGAACGATGCGCAGATTTGAATTGCAGAATTTGCTGCCAGCGGGAACGGTCAGCGATCGGTCTCGAAGTGAAGTGCTGCATGAACTGACATCGGTGTCGGCGAGTGGGGGCGCACTATCATCCGACGTGGCGGGCAGTGGAGGCGCTGGATTCAGTGGCTCAGGCGCGGCTGCGAACAGCCTCAGTGGAATCTTGCAAGGATCTACCAAGGATGTCACCGAACAGGTTTCAGCATTAACTTCGCAGATCACCACGCTTAGTTCGACACAACAGACCCACATCGGAGTGACCCAGGATAATACGCTGGCGATCGCACAGAATACCAGCGCCAAAAGCAGCGGGTCTTCTGTGGGCAGCACGGTCGGAAACCTAGCGTCGACCCTGCTTGGCGGCGGCTTGAGCCTCTCGCCACTTATAAGTGGGCTAATAAGCCTTTTCGGGGGAAGCGGCAGCCAAAGCTTGATCTCGCCACTGCCTTTCAGATTGCCTGCGCCCGTTCAGGCCGATACCGGTCTCACCGCTGGCTCGCAGGGTCAAGCTCTTCCGGTCAGCTATGGAGCCGGTGGACAGCCTAGGCCTCAAGCATCCAGTAACGCGCAACAGGTCAACATTCAAGTAAGCGCCATGGACAGCAAGTCGTTCCTGGACCATAGCGACGAGATTGCGACCGCGGTCAGGCAAGCGCTGTTGAATTCCAACTCACTAACTGACGTGATTTCGGATTTGTAACATGAGTACTTTTCCGCCGCTAAAAACAGGTGCTGTTCTGCAGTATCCCGCACAGAAGGAAGTCAGATTCGCGACTGAAGTCGTGCGGTTCATCGATGGTTCGGAGCAGCGATTTCGGGAGTATCAGACGCCGCTACGTCGGTGGATGATTCGGCTCGACTTGTTGGACCAGAGCGAACTCCAGACACTGCGGGAAGTTTTTAGGACTCAAGGCGGCGAGGCCGGTGGTTTCATGTTTACTGATCCTTGGGACGATACGACGCACTCAAATTGCAGCATCGATGGAGGGGAGATGGGCCAGCAATTGGTGGATGAGATGAAGGGAAAGACATCAGTCACAGTCCGAGAAAACCGAGCCTGACGTGCTTTACTATCCGCAGCTGACGAGTGGCGCCGTGTCGCAGTTACCGGTAACTCATCGAACCAGCATCAGAACACTGTCGAATGTACTTGAGGGTGGAAACACGTTCAGAGTGGGTGATCCGAGCGCTGGAATTGTTCGGTGGCAGCTTCAATATTCGAACGTTACGGATGCCGAATGGGCAACCATCGAACAGTTATTTGAGGCGGCCGAGGGGCGGCTTACCACCTTTACGTTTCTTGATCCGACGGCCAACCTTTTTATGTGGAGCGAAGATTGGACGAAGCCGGTGTGGACCATCGATCCGATGCTTCAGGTTGCCACGGGCATCCAGGATCCTCTGGGCGGGAGCAACGCAGTGCAGCTGACGAATACGTCGCAATCGACCCAACGCATTGTCCAGAGCATCGCGGCTGCAAGTTGGTTTCAGTATTGCTTCAGCGTGTATCTACGCAGCGACGCGCCGTCGGTCGTTCAGATGGTGATGTCGGCGAGCGGTCAGGATTCACTATTTCCAATTTCGACCGGGCCGGCGTGGGCGCGAGCGGTGAAGTCAGGTAGCCTTTCGGTCAGCCAGAACGCTATCGGATTCGGAATACAGCTACCCGCAGGCGCCAGGATACAGGCGTTCGGCGCGCAAGTTGAAGCACAAGGGGCGGCCGGCCAATACAAAAAGACTATCGATCGGGGCGGGGTGTACTCGAAGACGCGATTCGACTCGGACGCGCTTACCTTAAGCACAAATGCGCCGAATCAGAATGCCGGAACGGTAAGCCTCTCCAGCAATTTGATTTGAAGGCCGGTTGCATAAATAGTTAGGAAAGCCGACGCACAATGCCGACTATCAACGATCTCAAGGAACTGGAAGTCCCCGGTACGCCACTATTCCTGTTCGATTGCACGCTCAAGTCCGGCGACCTTCTGCACTGGAGCAGTCATCCGGTCACGGTCAATGGGCAAGCTTATTTGGCGCGGGTGTTAAAGCATAACTTGTTCGAGCTTAACTCTTCGCCGGAGGCCGCTACCGATGGCGTGTCAAGAGTTTCCATTACGCTCGCCAATGCCGACTCCTTTTTTTCTGCGGTTGAGCGAAGCATCGGTTGGAAAGGCGCTCAGGTTAGCGTAACGTTTCTTTTTTTCGATCTCAAGAACGCAATCGCAGCCTCAGAGAGCCAGATCGTATTCCGCGGAATCGCAAACCCTCCCGATGAATCCACTGAATCAACGCTGCGTCTCAGCTTTACAAACCGCTTGAACCTGCAACGTGTGTTTCTGCCAGAGATCCGGATACAAAAGCGATGCCCTTGGACTTTTCCCGCAACTGTAGCACAGCGGCAGGAGGCGGTCGGTGGCGGAACGGAGGGAGTCTTTTCGGTCTTCTATCGATGCGGATATTCACCCGACCAAGCCGGTGGTGCGGGCAATCTAAACGCGGGTGCGCCCTACACCAGCTGTGACTACAGTCGCGCGCAATGTGTGCAGCGAGGGATGTTCGGCCAGGATAGCAATAACAAGGTTACACGAAGGTTTGGCGGTATCGAGTTTGTGCCAGCTTCCATTTTCGTTCGAAGCTATGGGGAAAAGGGAACGCATGTTTCGATACCGCCGCAAAACGTGGCCTTCTACAACGATTTCGTTCCGCTGATTTACGGCACGGGGTGGTATCAGCCTCCAATCGTGTTCGCTCGTAATGAGGGGAATCTTACTCGACTGGAAGTGCTGCTAGGAGCAGGTGAACTCAACGCGGTATTGAAGATTGTAGTAAACAAACTCGAGATACCGGTAGGAGTGGCCGGTTCTAACATGACGGCGACCGGCTGGTATAACGTCGTAAGCGCGGGCACACGGAATGGCGGTTTCAATCTCGATTTCGCTGACTCGTCGGGAAATCCCTTGGGCGATCCTTACGGAAGCATGGCCTTCATGTCGGTGGTGGTACCAAACCGGATTTCAGACGGCATCTCGCTCCCATCGATCAAGGTACTGATTCAGGGGCTGAAGCTGGCACGATTCGATTCGAGCGGTAATCACACCGACGACGTCTTCACCAACAACTCAGCGTGGGTGCTGTTGGACGTGCTGCGCCGCAGCGGGTGGGACCTGACCGAGCTAGATTTGGCCAGTTTCTCCGCCGCGGCTCTGCGTTGCGACGCTTTGGTTCACACGACCGACCTCAACGGACACGACACACTAACTCCCAGGTACCAATGCAATCTGTTGCTGACGAAGCGACGCAGTGCGGGAGACATCATTCGGGGCATTCGAAACGCTTCCGCGCTGTATCTCACCCTCAGCCCAACGGGGCTTCTGCAATTGAACGCGGAAGACACTCTGGCAGTGCAACAACCATCCAAACCTGCCGGAAGTAACGGCACGACGGCGCTCAACGGCGGATGGCCAGCATATGAGTTCGGTGACAACACATTTTCCGGTATTCTCCGGCGAGGCAACGGTGATGTTTCTCTGCGACTATCGACGCGCAGCGTGGCCGATAGCCCGAACCGCTACACCGTTGAATTTCAGGATGAGTTTAATGAATACCAACAGGACAGCTTGTCTTTGGTCGACGTCGACGACTCGCTGCTTTGTGGACAGGACATCACTGTTAGTCTTGCCGCCCTAGGTCTGCCGAATTTCGACCAAGCGACGCGCGCGACGGCCTTGCAATTGTACAAGTCCGTGCGGGGAAACACGTACATTAACTTCGAGACCAGCGTGAAGGGTGTGGGCTTACGGCCGGGCGACTTAATAACTCTTACCTATTCGAAAGAGGGCTTTAACCGGCAACCTTTTCGAATAACGAAGATCGCACCGGGACTCAACTTTCTTACGGCTGTGATCACCGCTCAAATTCACGACGATGCCTGGTACACGGCAGTGAATTCGGGTGCGGAGGGGCTGGGGCGGCAAGCAGGGTTCGAAGTAGGATTGCCGCGTCCGTTAGTGGGAAGCGTGTTGGACACCGACGGCGTCGCTCAATTCGGGGTGACCCAATCCTCCACGACGAGCAGTGACGGAAGCATCTCGGCCAGCCTGTCGGTTGCGTTTTCGATTCCGGCGCAGCCTCTAGCCAGCGGCGTCGGAATTCCACTAGCCGGCTTGAACCCTCAGATCAACGGCACCGGAGGAACGCTGCACGGCGGGCAGTCCCTCTATTACGCCTTGAGTGCCATCGATGTAAATGGGTCGGAAAGTGGACTCTCGTTTACGTTGATGTCCACAATTCCAGCGACCACTAACACAAACCAAGTGACGCTGGTGGGTCTAAGCTTTTCATCGACTGCAACTGGTTTTCATGTCTATCGTGGGACTAATCCTGTCCAGTTGCTGCGGATTGCCGAGAACGTTCCCGTGGCCGCGCAATTTACCGATAGTGGGGCGGTGTCCTTGTTAAAAGGGCCACCGGACTATAACTACGATCACGCGAACTTTTACTGGCGGCTCGAAATGCAACCTGCGGAGCCGGTCAACATCCATTCGGCGACTACGATTGGCCACAGTACTTTAAATATGTTGTCCAGTGAGTATAACGGAGCGACCGTCCGTATCACCAAGGGTACGGGCGCGGGTCAGGAACGAACCGTAGCGACGAACAGCGCGACGACTGTGACCATCACTTCTAAGTGGAGCGTCGAGCCGGATGTAACCAGCTTCTTCTTGATTGCCGACTCGAGCTGGCAGTTCGGAGCGTCAGGCAACGCGTCGCCCGTGTCTTTTGTTGTGCCTAATCGAGAAGGTGTGACAATCCACCTTTCCGGGCGTGCTGCCAACGTACGCGACGATGAGAACGCTTTCGACCTCTCGCCGCTGACAAGCTGGAGGATTTCTGGTGCGGCAGGCGATAGCCTTGACACAGACATTCCCGGGCTTCCTACTTTTGGACTGTCTCCGAACGGGCAGGGTGGAATCGAGCTGCTCGGTATCGGATTTACAAGCTTGACTAACACGCGGACGATTAGCGCGGGAACGCTGGTGCTGGCATATTGGAATGAGCTGAACGGTCCATCGACGCTAAAGCTGAGCGCTGCGATAGGTACTAGCGACCTAGTCTTTACCTTGACTACGCCCAGTTCCGCGCAAGCTGGCGACTTAGTCCAAATTGACGGCGAGGTGTTAGTTGTCCAGCAAGCGGTAAGTGCGGGAACATTGTTTCAAGTGGCGCGGGGCTCCCACGGTAGTCCGGCTGCAACTCACGCGGCGCAGGCAGCAGTTTATTTTCTAGAGAAGAAGACGTTCATCATGCCGTTCGCGCGGGACTTCTTTGGCAGCCCGTCGAGCGGCAGCTATGCATATCCAGTTGCAATTCCGGACGTCCGAATCGGTGCGGCGGAACTGTTCGTCACCAACTCCCGTGGAAACAGCCCCGTCGCCATGCAAGCTTTCACAGCAACAACAGATCTTGGGTTGCGGACGCTATGGGGTGGACAGTTATCCATTCAAGTGGAAGGGCCACTGGCGATTCAGACCAACGCCGCGCCGCCACTTTCCATGGACGCTAGTCATTCGATCCGGGACGTATACGCAGTGGTTCGCGATGCCCCAACAGGCGGTCCGATCGCGTTGCAGGTGACGCAAAACGGTCAGCCCTACTGTCAGCTGATGATTCCCGCGGGCGCGACGATTTCTAATGTCGTGAATGGATTTGCTTCCGGGCCGCTACAGTCGCAAGCGCAGATCGGCTTGAATATAACATCTGTGGTTCAAACCGCAAATTCGACGCCCGGACGGGATCTCACCGTGACGGTTCGACTGTAGGCCGCGTTCATGCCTGAAATTCTGGAAAAGCTGCGACCTGATCGGGATCTGCAGTGCTACTTCTTACGACCTTCGGCCATCGCTTCACTGAGCGCGACTAGCGCCAATGGCTTCTCAGTTTCGGGCACGTGGCGACAGCAGTTTGACTGGGCAGTTATCGAATGGAATCGCGACAATGTGTTCGAGCATCCGGCATTCCGATCTTTGCCGGAGGGAGACCTGAGTGGGTTGATGCTGACCTACGACGAGACCCGTCAGAATTGCATACCGCTCGATTCTGACTTGTTTCCTACGGTCGACTGGCCTAATCTTCGGGTGTGGGCGGACGATGGGAGCGGCGAGAAGGTTTATAAGGTTCCTCTCAAGAATTATGCCGCAGCGATCCAAGGCAGCTATCAACCGGCTACGGTCCAGTTTCAGCTTAGCGGAACTGTAACAGCGGGCGACTATGTTGGCATCGCGTTTCTTTCGGAGCACTATCCCTATCTGATGAACGCAGGCGATACGTTGGCGGTCGCCATCCAGAACATCGTTGCCGGTGTCAACGCCTTCTCGCCGACCATGCAGGCGGCAGCAAGTGGCACGACGATCACACTGACTTATGTCGGAGCCGGTCAGACGCTAGCTAATACGACAACAGGCGCAAACGGCAATAGAATCGGCGTGTACACTTATGTATCCGGCGCCAAAACGGAACAGTGGGATGCGCTGTCGAAACAGCTGGCAGGCGGAACGTCCCCGACGAAATGGCGGGTAACCTTACCCTTTGCAGCGTTAACTGATCCGGTGCTTGGTCAAGTCCCGGCTGCCGCGATTCGGAAGCTACGTTGGACTTACTCCGCGGATCTGCAGGCCGGCGCTTATGTACGCAGCGAATATCAGGTCGTAGTTTCAAACTGGACTGTAACCGGAACCGGGAGGACTTATTCAGTTGCAGGCCCGGGCAGCCAACGAATCGAAGACGATGCCAGTGAGGTTCAGTATGTTGGTGCCTGGAGCAGTGCTGGTGGAAACTTCTCGGGTGGAACCATTCGTTCCACCAGTACGAACCAGTCCGCCGTGCATTGCACGTACACTTCAGGGCAGCAACATAGTTTGTATCTGGGTACCAGGCTGGCCGACGGCGGAACAGTCATTTCGTATTCAGTGGACGGACAGACAGCTGTCGCGCTCAACCTGAATGTTCCCGGTGAGGATGTACTGATCCGCAAGCTCCTTGGCCAGTTCGGGGCCGGCAACCATACGGTCACGCTGACTCACACCGGGAATACGGGAACCTATTTTTATTTTGACTTCTTCGAACTTGCCATTCCCAGCACAACGCTTCTTACCGAAAGCACCGAAACGAAGCTGACCGCTGCGACTGACTGGGATACCGACCACTCCATTGCGCTGGCTCCCGAACGAACGGCATGGATGATTAATTCACTGGGCTTCCGGGGAAGAGTGAATCATTACGTCGGTGCCCTGTGGTTCTATGAGCTGACCCGGGTGGGCCACCAATACGCGTCGGGCACCATCACATTTTCCGGAGTTCCAGACCCGAATCTGATCACGCAGATAATCATCGGGCGGACCGATCAGCCGACATCAACGCAAACCGTCGTTCAACACTTGAATCTAATCGGCGATTCTACCGACACGCTGGCTAAGGCCTTCGAACTGGAATTGAATCGAGGATACACTGCGATACGCGCGCAATCCAATGGCAGTCAGCTGACAATTTTCTCGCGGTCCATGGGCTTGGACGGTAATGCAGTCACAATCGCCACGAGCGCGAACACTACCAATCTCACGATTCAGACCTCGGGGCCGACGCTCGGGGGCGGCGTGGACGGCAATTGGCGAACGGACCTGCAGGCGACGCCGCGGTTGAATCGTGCCGCGCGGGACTGGAGCCAAAGCTTCTTCCAAGCGCTGAATGGCTACGGATTGGACGGAGTCGCCTCCTTCAGCATGGAACTACAGCACGGCGATCCATCCACCAGCGCTGGAATCGCACAACGCTATCCCAGCCAGGCCCCAGTCCTGCTCAACACGCCGGCTTTACAGACGAACTTTTCGCCTACCAGCGCTAGTTTTTGGCAGCAGGTTTACAATGATATGGCGACTGTACTCACTGCGACGGGACTGATCCCTTATCTGCAATTCGGCGAAGTCCAGTGGTGGTATTTTCCGGATGACGGTTCCGGTATGCCTTTCTACGACGCGTATACGACCGCTACTTTCCTTGCGCAGTTTGGCCATCCTATGGCCGTGATCACTAGCAACACCGTCGATCCGCAGACGGTTCCTCAGGAGGCCGCATTTCTGCCCGGACTGATTGGCAGTTTCACCAGCCAGATCAGAAGCTTCGTTCGCGCCACTTATCCCAACGCCCGATTCGAGGTGCTCTATCCGACCGACGTCAACAACACGCCTCTCAATCAGGCGATTAATTATCCGACGGCAGACTGGACCCCCGCCAATTTAAATTGTCTCAAGACCGAGAGCTTCACTTATACTTTCGAGCGGAATCTGGATCTAGCCGGCACTACCATCGCGGCCGGGACCGGTCTCGGCTTTGCTCCGTCACAGCGGAGTTTCTTGGTGGGCGTGAGTGACTCCTCGACATCCTGGTTGAAGGAAGCGAGGCTCGCCGAAGCCAATGGCTTGGAGTCGGTAGTTTTGTTTGCGCTCGACCAGTTCTGCCTGATTGGATACTCGCTTCCTCTTTCAACCGGCATGCGCCGCAGCGCTCAGTTTGGCTAA